GTATCTTTGCAGTATGAATTTACATATAGATAATACAGAATTACTCAAGAAGAAGGGTATTTATAGTATTACTAATACGATGAATGGTAAAAAGTATATAGGTAGTACTGCTAAATCCTTTATTACTAGATTTACGCAGCATTTAAGTAAATTAAGATTAAATAAGCATCATTGTGTTCATCTACAATATGCGCTGATTATATCTTAGTTTACAATATAAACAAAGAATGGGTTAATACTTTTAGGTGTAATTCCGACTTAGTTGAGTATAGCAAGTCAGAGTTTAATGATTTACCTTTGATTCTGAGAAAGAATGAAAGTAGACACTTAGATTCTAGTAAAATTGCTAATCATATTAAGAACGGAAAACCCTATAAAGGATTATATTTAAGCCGAGCTCCTAAGAGTAGGAAACTCTCTTATGCAAATGGGATGAATTCATGGAAAGCTGACCCACAGCCAATCATGAGCCAAGCTGAAAGTACACTTTCAGAAGGTGCAGAGACTACTGGAGAGGTAGAGTCCTCTTAATAACCAGCTAGAGCGTCCCACACCTAAACACTTAACGTGTATGGTGATGATATAGTCCAACGGGTGATTGCTGCACCCTTTGTCGCAATTAACTATGGAGGAACTGCTGATACTATCCACCAAAACAAAGGAATACCTATTGAGGAAGCTAATGATATATACAATGCCTATATGAGAGGCTTTAAAGGTCTAAAGAAATATCAAGACTTTAGAAGAAAGGATTGGTTCGACAAAGGCTATATTCTTTTAAGTCCTCTTACTGGACATAAGGCATATATCTATGATTATCAGGAGTTGGTAGACCTTAAAGAGTGGATGAAGACTATTGATTGGTCTATGTACAGAGCACTCAAAGTAAATTGTCCTGAAGCTGATATTGTTCAGAAAGTTCGTAAATTCTTCAAGAGAAAGGCTGCTTCTGAGAAGCAGTCAATCAACTATCCGATACAAGCAGCAGGATCAATGTGTTTACGAGTCTCTCTTATACTATTCTTCGAGTACTTAAGAGAACACGACCTGTTATTCAAAGTAAAACTATGTGTAACTCCTTATGATGAAGTTAACTGTGAGGCTCCTGATAATATTGCAGATGAGATTGCTAAGGTACTTTATACTTGTATGGTTAAAGCAGGTTCTTATTTCTGTACTAGATGTAAATTAGATGCAGATATAAGCCTTAATAAGGACGGCACACTTCCTAATTATTGGATTCACTAATGGCTAAACTAACACAAAAAGAAAAGCTGTTAAAAGCTAATATGTTCCTTTGCTCTGTGGAAGGAACCCTACACCAATTACAATGGTTTGTACGGGACTTTCATTCTGATGAGATTGCCCGAATCTCAAAAGATTTAGAGTCTAAGATAGAGGAATTCAAAAAACAAATCAGAAATTAACATGAATGATAATGTAAATCATCCTCTTCATTATACTAGTCATCCATCAGGTATTGAGTGTATCCAAATAACACGGCATTACTGCTTCTCTATAGGTAATGCAATCAAATACCTATGGAGGGCAGGTCTTAAATCTGACGCTTCTATGCCTGATAAACAGAAGGAAATTGAAGACTTAAGAAAGGCTATCTGGTATATAGAAGATAGAATAAAACAACTTGAACAACTTTAGTTCATGCAACAATGGTCTAGAAACTCTTTTATAAAACTTGTAGAACAGAATGGCTATCGTTACTCTCGTAATAATGGTAGTCATTCTATCTATAAGAATGATGAGGGAAAGCACATAACTATCCCTCTCAGGTTAAAGGGTGTTATAGCTTATAGATTAATAAAAGAAAACAATTTAATTTAATTACTTATGGAAAGCGGATATTATCCTCCTGGAGCTGAGTATGATTCTAATGCTCCTTATAATCAAATTGATAATAATCCTCAGTCTTTTGACGTTACTGTAGTTACTACTCTATCTAAAGATACTTCAGTAGAAACTACAGACTATACACCCTGTGTTGATGAGGACGAGGATGGAAAGCATCTTTATTATGAATTTGATAATGTATGTTGGTGTTCTGAATATGAGCAACAGCATAAGAGCATTCTTGAACTATTAAGCATTTTTCAGGAGGAATTACAAGACAAACTAGAAAAAACTACTGACCCTTCTGAGATTGAAAGGATTAACTATCTAATATCAGAATGTAATGGTTGGGTAGAAGATGACCTTGAAATTATTCATGAAGCTTAAAATACGTAACACACTTTCCTGATATGAATATAATTAACTGTATAGCTAAGGTAGTCCCACAAGAAGCTGGTCTTGAAGGAATATACAAGCAGATAGAAATAGCAGGTCGTACTTGCTACAAATCTGAGGATAAGATTACTGAGTCTAGTGCTAAGGAATTTGTAGACAGAATGATTAGCTGCGGACATCTTGCTATGTTGGAACACGGCACAGTATATCTTAACATCATTCCTACTAATGATAAAGAAGATGAGCTTATAAATCTATTCATCCGTAACCCATATTCTAGATGTAAACGACTTATGAGTTATGATTTAGGGTATGCTATTACTACTAACTATAGGGTTCTTTATGAGAATGATGCTTTAGATGCACTTAATTATCTACATAATGAATCTAGTGTCTTCGATAGAAGAATCACCGTCAACCTTACTACTAATATAGGAGTAACTAGGGAAGGTAATAGACATAGAGTAAATAGTATCGCTGAAGAAAGTACTAGGTATTGCAACTATACTACGGAAAAGTTTGGCAAGGAGATTACTATTTGTCCTGAACAGTCTATTCAAGATTTATTCTCAGACTCTGTTATTCGGGGCAAGTATGATATGACTAGATTAGTAAACTATTGTGGAGATGTTGCAGACGATGCTGACTTTAATTGGAATGCTATTGATTTCTATCTCTTTAGTCTACTAGCTGCTGAATACTCCTATAGGAATCTTATAAGACTAGGATGGTCTCCTCAAAGAGCTAGGGGTGTATTACCTTTAGATACTAAAACTACTGTAGTTTATACTGCTTTTGTGGATGACTGGGAACATTGGTTTGACTTGAGATACTTTGGTACTACCGGTAAACCACATCCAGCTATGTATGAAGTAGCCCGTAAGCTACACGATATTTTTGTCGAACTTAACATTATCTAATTATGATTTTTGCAGGGCTTTGTATAGTGGCTTTAACTATACTTTTTGGTACTGAGAGGATATGCAAATGCCTTGAAGATGCTATCTATTCTGATGAAGAGGATAATAGAGGACAGAATTAGTCCCTTTATTCATCCTTCAAGACTATTTCAAGGGAGGTACTATAAGTACTTCCCTTTTCTTTTCTAGAGTAAATAACCTTTTTAATTAACCAGTCAAAATTTTATGATTATTATCTTGGCTATGTCAAGATTTTTTCTTAATTTTGCAACCAAAATTAATTTACAACTATGTCGAATATTGTTTGTAATATTGTAGATGCTCAAATATTAGATTTAGCTGCTAAGCTAGGAAAAACCCCAGCATTCACTTGCAATCTTGTGAGTACTTGGCAGACAGTAAATTCTAGTGTAGAGCATCCACAGATAGAAGAATTACGAGGATTCTTGCAAAGTCTACGTCCTTCTACTACTAAAGGTATGTTTATTGACCAAAACAATGACTATGCCAGATTATCTAGAGACTTCAATCCTAACATTAGACACGACAGAGCTATTCTTATTGCTAATCTGTTTACCAACATCATTAATAATGGAGTTGAAGAGAAGATTGCGGAGTTTGAAGAAGCTTTAAGTCAGACCGAGGACCGAGAGGAGAAGAGGGTACTACTAGAGAAAATAGCTAAATTAGGAGGAACCAATGGACGTCATGAGGTTATCAAAGAGATAACCTTAAAGAGTATCTTTGATAAAATCAGAGGAGAGCTTGAATCCTATTTAGACTATTCAGAGGCTGAGCTTGATGCGGCTTTTGGTCAAGGTAAAGGTGCTTATATGCACCAAGAATATCAAAAGATACTCAACAACTTCCCAGCATTACTAGATGAAGCTTGCTCTATTATTGAAGGTAAGGAGTCTGTACGTTTTACTGTAGAGTATAAGAGACAAGACTCTAATATTACACTTGACGGAGATATTGTAGATCAAACTGAAGAAGAGAATGATGATAACGAAGATGGAGCTTCTGGAAATGATGGTTGGAGCTATCAAGTTAGATTTGTAGATCCCCACTCTTCATTATCAAAAGATGTAAAAAGAGTTATCTCTGGTCTAGTAAAAGAAACTGCTGATGGTTCTATAGATACTGATGATTTAGGAAATGTTAGATATATTAATGAGGAGTACGCACATACTGTATTGTTAAATGAACTTAGTACTATGGTAGATGCTGACGACTTTAATGTTAGAGATGCTGAAGGTAATCTTACATTTCCTGCATTGGAAAAGATGACTACTAAATACCCTTGGGTAAATCAGATTATTTTAGTATTAGCTGCTGATGAAAGATTGGCAGGTAGTTTCTTTGCTGACCTTAGAAAAGACTTCATTCCCTATTGGCACCAGTATGTTAATGAAGAAGGAGTACTAGTTACTCATCCTCTCAATGAGAATACTGCAAAGGAGAGCACTCTTACTCAGATTACTAATAACTATGAAGGTAAAAATCTTCTTAGTGAGAATAGTCTGTATGGTAAAGATGGTAAGATAAATAAAGCAAATACTGATACTGGCTTATCTCTGTGTTCTAAAGCTATTAACTTACTTAGAGATTTAGATGAAGAAGATTATCCAGAGTTAACCAATACAGTATCTGAGATTATGAAGATGCTTGGTTTAGACTCTAATCCTCTTATGATTAGTAATCTATTGCAGACTACTGATGGCTTTAATTCAGTAGAAGCGTCTATAAATGCTGCTCTTAGAATATTCGAAGGCTCAAAAACTGTTGATGAGGATGCTCATCTTATTAAGCAGTTTGATGAAGACTTTAATATCATAGCTGAGAATCTAGGAGTAGTTAATGAGCTAGATAATATTGCCTCTTTTAGACAGGGTGATAAGACTAGATATAGCTATTCTGCTCCTAACTATATTGACTCTATGATTAAGAACATCAAAAGTGATTCTCGTAGAGCTCAGTATATGCAAGAGGAGTTTGGTAGATATAAATGGTTCAAACACAACGGAAAATGGAGAAGTGAATGGTTACGACTGCTTGAGGAAAATGAGGACGTAAGACATCAATTCCAGACTAAAGAACTTATTGATATTAAGGGAGTTGAGTACTCTGGATGGACTCCTACAGTAATTAGAGAGGCCTTTATAAATGAGTATTTCTCTCATGGTATCAACAATAAAGCTACTACTCAGTTTGCTTGGTATAATATGCCTATTTTCTCAGACTCCCCAGTAGTTAAGTTTATCAGATGTGTTAGATATACTGGAGACTATAAGTCTAAACTTATCCCCTTATTTAATAAGGTAGTTAAACAAGAGCTTTATAGAATAGATGTAGTAAACTCAAGAAAAGAAGCTATTAAACAAGATAAAGCTAAAGCTATCCAGAACTTTGATGCTAAGGGAGATAAGTTCTGCTTCTTCCCTGAATTAAATAGAGGAACTTTCCTAGCGGAAGCTCTTCAGTTGCGTGCTGATAAGAATATGGAGGAACTAGACTCTCTTATTAATAGTAACATAGAGGTAATAATGAATAATCTATTTGCTGAGTTTATGAATAACTCTAGCAATCAATTATCTAGTATTGCTGATAACCTAGTAAAACAAGGTGTTATTACTGATACTGAGAGTGCCCCAGCTGCTATTGAAGAGTATTTCTGGAATCAAGCTTATGCTTCTACTCAGATAATCGAAATGACCACTACAGATTTAGCTTATTATAAGGATGATGTAGATTTCCAAAAGAGATATAAGGAAGTTTATGCTGCCGGTACTAAGTTGAATACTAATACTACATACGGAAAACAGTATAGGTCGGCTATTTATGTAGCAGACCAAATTGTTACTTCTAGAAATTTCATTGACCTTAAACAGACTCTAGACCAAGCTGTTGCTAATGGCCAGATTCAGAGTTTTGATAGAGATAATATTCTCAACAAGTTCAAGGATATTAATGTAGCTGATGCTCAGGCATATCTTACTCCTCAATCTATGAGGTCTGTACTTGATATGATGGGAGCTTGGGCTGACCAGATGGAAGAATCTCTTCAAAGATTTGAGAATGGTTCTTGGGATATGGCAGACTTTAACACACTTTGGCAAACTATCAAGCCCTTTGTGTATACTCAGCTGCCTAAAGCAGACGAAGTATCTGGAGACTTAATGAGAGTTCCTCACCAAAACAAGAACTCAGAGTTCCTTCTTCTTGCTGCCTATGAGACTATAGCTACTTCTCTAAATAAATCTCCTAAGCTGAAGGCTCTTCAGAAGTTTATGAAGGAGAATGATATTGATGTTATTCAATTTGAGTCTGCGGTAAAAGCTGGTGGACAAGGTATTATCAATATTAATTATAGTAAAAAGGCCCTAGCTGAAGAATTAAATGACCAAATACTAGAAGCAGCTAAAGAGTCTTTATCTGGTACTGTTAAGCCAGAAGAGCTCGATGAGAAATTTGCTAAACTATCTAATATTAAGAAGTTCAAACTAGGTAATGACCTTTTGTTAGAGAAAGGCATTATCTCTCAATCTGAATATAACAGCAGATTTGATAGGATAGAACCTTCCGAGCAGGAGGTATATGATACTCTGTCAGTAGAGGCAAAAACTAAAGATGGTAGTTTCAATCCTAATGTTGTTCACCAAATCCCTTACAGAGATTATGTGATTCAGCAGCCTACTCCGGAACACTTGTTAGACACTACTGCTGTATTTGGTTCTCAGTTGAGGAACCTTATTATGGCAGACCTTCCTGCTAACTTTAGTCTTACTCTTAACGGAAAGACCCTCAATAGACAAGAAGTAATTGATTTGTACAACTCCATTATTGTTGAGAATCTACTTGAAGACTTTGCAAAGGTAGAAAAGAGATTCTCTAATATTAAAGAACTGCAAGCAGAGCTTCTCAGACAAGTTAAGAGTAATGTTAAGTTTAGTAGAGATATGGTTAATGCTCTTCAAATAAGGGAGATTATTAATCCTCTTACTGGACTCAAGGAAAAGGTATTTAATATTCCATTCTCTAATCCTCTCACCGCAGATAAGTTGCAAGAGTTAGTAACCTCTATGTTTAAGAATGCTGTTACTAAACAGCATATTAAGGGAGGTAATGCTATTCTAGTATCTAACTACGGCCTTACTAAAGAGCTTAACCTTGTTTATGAAGGTAAAGGAGAGAAGAAGAGAGTTGTAGGAGTGCAATGCTATCTTCCTGCCTATAGCAAACAGTTCTATGAGCCTTTCCTTGTTGAGAAGAATGGCCATCAAGAGCTTGACATTAGTAAGATGCCTGAAGAACTTAGAGAATTAGTAGGCTATCGTATTCCTACTGAGGATAAGTACTCTATGGCTCCTCTTATAGTTATGGGATTTCTTCCCCAGCAGAATGGTTCTTCTATTATGCTTCCTGAGGAAATCACTAGTATAGCCGGTTCTGACTTTGATATTGATAAGATGTTCTTGATGATTCCTGAATTCAGAACTCTTAAATACAATATGAAGAAGGCTAGGGCAGACTATGAAGCTATAAGTAACGATGATGCTACTAACGCTCTATTGAAGGCTATTTTCCAAGATAAGGAAGATATTGAGGAAATTCTAGAAGATTCTCCTGAAGATTTCAAGAAATGGTTTGACGAAAACAAAGAAAAGTATACCTATAAAACTCCTATAGTTCGTAAGGTTACTTATGATATGACTAAAGAAGCTAAAGATAATAAGAGGAATCAGAGAAATAATATGCTTATTGATATTATCAGAGGCGTACTGACTCATGAGTCTACTGCATCTAAGTTTCTTAACCCTGGTAACTTTGATAAAGCTAAGCTACAAGCTAGAATAACTCAGATTGTTACTAATGAGCCTATCTATAGAGCCTTCTGCGAAAGTTACAATCTCACTACTAGGAAAGAGGCTATCTCTAAGATACTCTCTATGTCTAAAGAAGGTAAGCTGGATGAGCTTAATGACTTCCTAAAGAAGTATAAAGAAAAGAACAACACTCAAAGAAGTCAGCTGACTCTTGATACTTTCATCTACAATCATACTCAGAATATGACTGGAGGTGCTCTCATTGGAGTATATGCTAATAACACTACTATGCAGGCTAAGTATCAACACTCTAGACTGACTCTTAAAGATGAGTTCTCTTTCTTTGTTAACGGTAGGGAGGTAAAATCTCTTCATGATGCTTATTCTCCTCTCGGAGAAAGAATTTCTGCTAACTGCGCTCAGTTCTCAGCAGCTTCTGTAGATAATGTAAAAGACCCAGTTCTTGCTGATCTTTTACAAAATATGGATACTGCAAGAGTTACTGGCTTTATGCTGAGAGCAGGTATGAGTGTTGAGGAAATATCTCTGTTATTTGGGCAACCTCTAGTTAGACAGTGTATTACTGAAACAGGTAGCCTTAAAAAGCTTGGTGAGTATATTAAAGGAGCTATCTCAAGTCTTCAGCAGCAAGGAGGAGGCTTTGATGCTAACTATAGAGCTCATAATTTCTCTAGCGAAGAACTACTAAATAATATTGTTGCAGAATATGATGCCGAGTCTATATCTAATGAGGAAAGACTTAAAGTTCTTGCATCCCAAATCCAGGCTCTAAAACTTATGGAACATATTGTGAAGTGTGCTTCGGACTTAGCAGAGTTGACAGGTGTATCTAGAGCAGACTCTCCTAATGGTGCTATCCACCATACTCTTGCAGGTGCTAAGGTCCAAGTATCTAAAGTATCTGCTCTTATGAGTAAAAGTAAAAGCCGTAACTATTCTATCGCTGGTCTTGAGGAGTCTATGCAGAATAATCTTATTACTACCTCTATGACTACTGATGAAAAGAGAGCTGTTCTTCTTAAGAGACAAATGCCTATGCTACAAGCGTTCTATTCTTTAGGTATAGAGTTAGCTACTGATATTATAGGAAAGCAATTTCCTCAATTTAATCAGTATTCTGATACTATGCTTAATGAGGTTCTAGATAATGCTCCTACTACTTTTATTACTAGCAAACAAGCCCCTAAGCTAGTTAGGGATTTCTATAATGACATAATAAATTTTGTTCTATCAAGGACTACACTCTTTGGCAACGATGAGTCTATGACTTTTGAACAGAAGAGAGATTACTATCTTAATAGATTTCCTATCGAGTTTATGGCTATAAAGGCTGCTAATCCTAAAATAGCTAATGTAGGACTTATGAGAAAGATGACTGTAGATAACAATGTTATTAAGTTTGCTAAGTCAGGCAGACTGTCTCAAATAGCTAGAGATTCCTTTATGAGAGATATGGAAAGTCTTATGTATATTGGAGATACTGGTGAACAATTAGTCTATGACTTATTTATGTATTCTTACTATAAAGAAGGTTTTAAATTTGGTCCTAACAGCTTCGGTAACTTCTTTAATACTAATGTACTAAACTCTTTCCCAGAGTTTATTACTGCTCTTAATACTCTCAAGAGTAGTATGGGAGAGTCTTTCTTCTCAGAGTTCTTATCTCAGTATTACGCTAATAGAGCTTCTTCTGGTATAGTTCCTTCCTTAAGTAATAAGGATGCTAAAGAGTTGCTTACCTCTGAGGACGGTTATAAATTAGTTCCTTCTGGAATATCGTTTAATCGCACTACTAGAAATGGAGACTATAAGAGATTGTTTATTGACGAAGTTCTCTACGAACTTGTTGCTAAAAGTAATCAATCAGTTCCTGCTGTCTATCAGCCAGTTACTACTTTCAAAACTCAGATTGTTAAGTATAATGCTAATATGACTGCCGAAGAAATGACTGCCTACGAAGATACTGAAATTGCTAAAGAGGCCAAGAATGCAGAAAAAACTAAGAATAATCCTCCAGAGGATTTATTTATTAGTGACTTTGACTATTCAGTATTAGATTCTCTTGATAGTGGTTCTGAACTTAATTCGACTATTGATAGTTCCAATCTTGACAATGCGTTAGCTCAACTAGAAGGTTCATCTTTAGCTGATGATTATCTTGCTAATATTCCGGAGACTCCTAATCAAGAAACAGCTAACACTTCTAATTCTTCTCAGGAGACTTCTAGAGACTTTAGTTCCTATGAATTTCAGTCAGGTGCTGCTCAAGGATCTGATAAGTTCTGGGAAAGTCTTGCTAATAAAAACGGAATTAAGATGAGAAACTATACTGTACAGTATTGGGACGAAGTTCTTAATAACCAACAAAGGGCTAGACTTGAAGCTGAGTATCAAGATGTTGTTCAAAAGTTAGGAAGAACTCCTCTACCTATGGATAGCTTCTCCGGAAAGTTAGTTAGGAGAGATATGGTACAAGCAGATAAAGCTGATGCTATTTTTGCTATAGGCCATGTTGGAGATAACGGACTTGTTGATGGAGGTACTGGCTATGCTACCACTAGAGGTATTATACTACAAAAGCCTGTCTATGTATTCGACCAACAGAGAAATACTTGGATGTCCTTTAACTATAATACTAGAAGGTTTGAGCCTTGTTCAGAACCAACTCTTACTCCTAAAGCTGCCCTTATTGGTACTAGACAGTTGCAGGATAATGGTAAAAGAGCTGCTGAGTCTATTATGAATAAGTTGGTTTCTACTACCCAAATGTCTGCTCCTAATATCGACATTACTACCAAACAAGGTATGGCTATTCAGCAAGAACTTGCTAGTAGATATACTGAGGAGGGAGGCAATGATAGTCTTGAAGAACCTATGTGTAAATAATTAACAAAATCAATATGGCTAACAGTTGTGTATTTATTCCGAGTAAGGGTGCTACACTCTTTAGAGAGTTACGCAAACACTATGACTATAGTACTGCTAGAAGCATCTTTCTTAGAGCAATCAACCCGCAGTTCATTGAAGATTTTAAGGGAACCCTCAGCTTAGATGCTGAGGGTATTCCCTCTTTTGAATCTGTGATGAACAATCCTTTTATTAAGAACTTTGTAGGTCTTGAAGGAATTAAGAAGAGCCTTGAATCTAAATATTCTCCTCTAGACAATACAAGAAGTAACTATTCAATACTTCTAGGACAAGCTCTTCAGTTTAATCAAAACGCTAAACAAAATGAGGATTTTGTCGCTATAGTAGAGCAACAAGATGATAAGTTGAGAATTGTATTTAAACCTAAAAACGAGGAATCTCTTAAACAGGCTAGAGAGCAGTTTGCAGTTAATCAAATTAACACTCAGCTTTCTCAACTGTTTGCTCCTCTAGGTATTTCAGCTGAATCTCTGTCTATTGAAGAAGAAAGAGCTGGCAGAGTGGGTGTAACTAACTTTAGAGCAGCTCGTAATATAGCATCTAGTTTTTCCTCAATCATTAAAGTTGCTAATAATATGGAAGGAGAATATGCTATATCAGAGGAGTTCTCCCATCTTATTATAGGTGCCTTTAGAAATGACCCTCTAGTTGCTAGGTCTATCACTTCTCTTCAAAATAATGAAGAAGCTATGAGAAGAGTTCTAGGAGAACACTATGATGAAACTGTTGAATTCCATCAAGGTGATATGAGTCTAGTAGCTGAAGAAGCTTTAGGTCATATCTTACAATCTAACTTACTAAAACAAGAAGATGTTACTCCTACCCCAGCTAAGTCTCTATTCCAGAGAATGTATAATTGGGTTATAGGAAAATTCAAGAAATATAGCCCATCTACAGTAGATGATATTCTAGATTCTGTAGATAGTGCTATGAACTCTATGGCTAAGGATATTCTTCTAGGAACTAGAAAGATAACTAAGCAAGATATCGTAAATTCAGAAAGAGATTTAGAACTTAATGCACTTAGTGACAGAATTGATAGAAACATCAAGATACTTCAAGAGAGTGCTAAGACTGAAATTAAGAGATATAAGGTATCAGAGCATAATAAGGACGCTAGAATAATGAGCCAATCTTTAGTAAACGAAATTCTCTCATATACTGACGAGAATGCCGATACTGTAGAAGGATTGTTCAAGTATGCTAAGAATGCTTTAGATACTATCAGAAGTTTAGAAAGACAGTTTTCTACTATAGACTCTATGGACCCTAAACAGAAGTTTGGATTCCTTAGAAATGTAAGAGCATATACTCAATCTTATGGTACTTTTATTCGTGATATGAGGGATGCTATAAATGAAGAGAATGACTTTGACGATAGTATGTTTACTTCGACCTTTATAGTTGGTGAAGGAGAGAATGCTGTTGAAATTAGTGTTCCAGATATTATTAAGGATCTCAGTGATGCTTCAGACCGACTTACTTCTAGATTCTTTAAGTCAGCATTTCCTGCATTTGCTGAATTCCTTAAGCCGTTCTTAGGTGAACAGATTGTAGTTCCTTTTGGTAAGTATGCTGGTACTACTGTAGTAGTAGATGACCTCCTTAGAGAGGCTCCTACAGATATTGGTTTTATGGATAGATGGATGCAGAGTATGGGTGATTCTGCTGATATTATCCTTCAAGGTTTTGACCAGGCAGTTAAGAAAGCTAAAGATAATACTAGAGAGCAGGCTATTGAGTTTATTAATAGAATTCACGAGTTTAGACAGAAGGCTGAATCGCTAGGAATAACTAACTTTGACTGGGCATTTGAGACCGATTCTGACGGTAATAAGAGTGGTAATTATATAAGTCCTGTAAATTATGCTCAGTTCAAAAAGGAACTACAGGAAATGTTAGATTCTTTAGATGAGAAGTATGGTAAGAATCCTACAGGTCCTCAGGCTATGGCTAAGATACAAGAGAAGAACGATTGGCTAAGTACCCACTCTGTTCAAATCTTTGGAGAACCCCAACCAAACCCAGTAGTCTATAGAAATTCAGAGTATGATAGTCTTACTGAAACTCAAAAGAACCTCTTAGACGAATTCTTAAATCTAAAAGCACAGCTTGATAATAAGCTACCTAAGAATAGAGTCTCTAGGAATAGAGCTGTTCAAATGAGAAAGTCCGGAGGTGAAAGATTCTGGGAAAGTCTTACTTCACCATCATCTATCTATGAAAATATTGTAGAGTCTACTAAGTCTGCTTTATTAGACAGGGAAGATGATGATGATATCTTTGGAGATAATAGAACTAGAAAAGGTCTTACTGACTTCTCTGGTAACGAGTTTATGTGTCTTCCAGTACTATATACTAACACTCTCAAGAATCCTAACGAGCTTTCTACCGACTTAATAGGTTCTCTTATGGCGTATGCCTATACATCTGTCCAATATGAAAATATGGATGAGATAATCAATCAACTTGAAGTAGGTAGAATACTTCTTACAGACCCGGAAAATGGTAGAAAAGTTAGAGAGTCTAGAGGAGGAAAGAAGCTGATAGAAAAATTTGATGCTCTAGACACTACCGTAGCTAATAAGATATTCAAGGACCAAACCAATATGGAGGCCAAACTGAAGGATTTCTTAGAATCTCAGGTATATCATAGATATCTTAAAGATCAAGGTACCATTGGAGATACTAATATTAATGTAAACAAAGTAACTAGCGTCGCTCTTAGAGCCGGTTCTTTAGCTCAACTTGGATTTAACTGGCTTGCTAATATTGCTAATGTTGCTACTGGTCTTGGTATGCAAAATATAGAAGCTGCTGCTGGACAGTTCTTCTCAGCCGGTGAATTACTAAAAGCAGATGGTGCATACTTTTCTAATATAGCTCAAGTAACTGCTGAAGCTAATAGTAGAGCTAAGCAAAATAAGGTTTCTCTATTCTTCGACTTGTTTGATGTAAAGCAAAATTTCGAAGGAAAAACCAAGAGAGCTCAAACAAAGAATTGGATGAGGAGAATCTTTGGAGAAAATATAGCCTTCTTAGGACAAGAGGTAGGAGACCATTGGTTATATGGAAGAACGGCTATAGCAATGGCTATGCGAGAGAAGGTACTTCTTAATGATCAAGAAGTAAGCCTATGGGATGCTCTTCAGGTTCAGAGTTATAACAATAACGAGTCTATAAAAGAGCTTAATTATAAAGATATAACAAACCTAGATGGTACTAAGTTTGATGTTGGCAAATTCTCTAGAAAGATTGCCCATGTAAATCAAGTATGCTTTGGTATTTATAATGACGATGATGCTAATGCTGCCAATAGAGTTGCTCTAGGCAGACTTTTACAGCAATACAGAAAATGGATGACTATTCAATACAGCAGAAGGTTTAGGGAAGGTCATGCTAACCTAGCTACTGCTACTTGGGAGGAAGGATATTATAGAACTTTTGGTAGATATCTTAATGAACTCAGGAAAGGAGGATTTCAGATTGCCACTGTATATAGAGAAATGGCTGAAGAAGAACAGCGTAATATCAGAAGAGCTGTCTTTGAATTGATTCAATTCTTTGCAGTATGGGCAATAGCCAACTGGATTGACTGGCCAGACGATAAGAAAAGACCTTGGGCTATTAAGATGGCTGAATACAGCTCTAAGAGACTTGCTCATGAATTGGGAGGTCTAACTCCTTCGCTAATACCTGGAACTATAGTAATGCCACAAGAACTTCTTAAAACTGTTAAGAGTCCTTTCCCAGTAGTATCTGTTGTTAATAACACCTTTAATCTAGTTAATAGTGCAGTAGATCCATCAGATTGGACTGACGAGATTCAGTCAGGACCTTACAAAGGTATGAGTACTCTTGAAAAGAACTTTATTAAAGCTCCTATACCAGGAGTTGCTCAATGGCGACAGATTGATAAGTTCATTGGAGACTTAGATAACAGTATTAATTATTATGCAAGGCCTAATAGTTAGGCAAAATAAAAAGGGGAGGCAATTAAGCCTCCCCTTATTTTTTTTGAGTATAACTATACTCTACATTTCATTTGAACTATTCTTTCCCAATCACTCATTTCTTCCCACTCAGTTCTAGGAATTCCTTTAAGATTAAGATACTCTTGCTCTTCAGGATCAAGTCTGTCGTAGTCAGCATAATGTTCTGCTATCATATCTTGATACTCAAGTTCCTTTTTCTGAGCTTCGTAAGTATCTCTTTCTTTCTGTAGTTCTTCTATCTGTTTAGCATACTCAGCTACCATAGCTTGATAGTCAGGAATATTCTTTACAGTAACTACATAGTTTCTATCACCGGCTCTGTCTGTAACAGGTGTGAAATTCAATCTGTCGAATAATCCAAGTTTACCAGTATGGTTAAAGATTGCTTGTTTAACTGCGTCAGCTCCAGCTTGGGATACTAGATTACCTCCCTTATCAAATACAGAGCCTTTACTTGTATAGTAGGAACCATCTTTACCTTTCACAATAGCATCTACAACTCTACTACCTTTAACTGGAATTCCGTGTCCTATAACAGAGTTCTTATTAGCGTCCGAGAAGACTTTATTAATAGCTTTAATAATTCCTTCAAGAGTATTAGGAAGACTTGCTAACTCTTCAGCTCTCCTAAGATAAGCAGTAGTTTTAGAGATTTCGTTGTCTATCTCATATAGAGTAGCATTAACATCATCTATCTCTCTATATCTAGAGTTGTTGGAAGAATGTTGCTGTACTCTACTATACTTTCCGCTATTAATATCTCTGTAAAGTCTATCCAATACAGTCTCTTTACCTCTAAGTTTGTTGATAAATCTCTTAAGACTTCTCCAAACCTTCTCAAAAGGAGTTGCATATTCAGTCCATTCTATGTATTGTCTGAAGTCTTCAGCTAGTTTTTCTTCTAAACTAACCTCGTCCAGATTTCCCCATTTACTTCTAGCAGCTGCCATAACTCCGTTCATCACTTTTTGGTCTAGAAGGGTGTTAAAGATAACATGGAAGGCCTCATGATAAACAGTGCCTCTAGTTTGATTAGTAGAATTAAGATAAACAACTCCATCTTTGAACATACCGAATATCTCAGTACTTCCATTCATCTTAATAAGACCAGCAACTAGCTTAACTCTATCTTGAGCACTTAACTGAGGTAGTACTTTATCAAGCCATGCTAGTTCTAATTTCATATCAAAGTTAGAGGTATTATTAGTAGTTTCCCTGAATCTTACAGGGCCTGTTAACACACTTTCTACAGTACCTCCTAACTTCTTCTCATTAAACTTCTTAGTCTTAGCGTCAAAACTAGTAACCAACTTTTGTAGTAGTGCATTTCTAGCAGGACCTATCTTACTAAGGAGTGCTTCTTGTTGAGTTGCATTGAGAGCATTCCATACTAGTTTGTTTACAGGAGTTGCCAATATACCGGCTTTCTTTGCCTGCTCTTCAAGACTAGGTTTAGCTACTGGAGTAACCGGTTTATCCAATGCTGGAATATCTCCGGGTTGAAGCCCGTCAGTTATATCCATAATCTGAGCATACTCTTCGTCAGTTAAGGGAGAATTGTCTATTGGTTCATCAACTTTTTCTTCAGTAGGTATATACTCTTCACCTAAGAACTCAGCTTTCTTCTGTGCATAAAGCTCAGGATTACCTTTCTTAAGTGCATTTAGAAAAGCTACAGCAATTTCTGGGGTGAATGAGGCATTCCCGAAGACTACTTCTCTCATAGAATAGATAGCATCTCTATCTTCTTCAGCAACTTTAAAGTCTTGTTCTAGGTTATCAATTAAACCCATACCATCCTGTGCTGTAAAAGTACTAGCAAAGTGCATTGATTTTGTCCATCCAGCTTTCCACTTCATCTGTCGTAGTCTGTCAAGACCTTCTATAGTAGCTTCAGCCTCTATTCTAATAGCCTCATCTGACATATAGTTAGCAGTATCATATATACTGCTACTATAATTAGTCTCAAAAGCTCTCTGATGTGCTAATTCATGGGCTAATACATAAGTAGTAGCAGCTTTATCATCGTCAATAAGTTTCTGAATTTTCTCAAGAGTCCAATCAGAATTGGCTGCTACATACTCTAATACTTTCTTCTTCTGGTCAGTATAATTTTCTCCCGATAAACCCTGCATATGGTTAATAACCTCATCTCTAGTATAGTTAGGTTTTCTCAGAGTTACGACATACTTGCCATTCCTTCCCTTTTGAGTCTTAGAAGTACTAGCGAGAGCTTTATTATTAGGATTAATAACTACACCACTATTCTCTAATTCAGCTGTAGTAAAATAAGATACTACATCTTTAATTGTAGGAGTAGTAGTTTGTTGAACAGTATTTGGGTTAACTCCGTTAGTCTTAATATTCTTAGCTTTACCTTGACTTCCGTCAGGATTAATGGGATTGGCTATAAACCATTCACTCTTAGTATGAGTAGTTCCTACAGGAAGATTAACTGACATAAGTTCTCCTAACATAGAGTTGTAGTCAACTCCATTCTTATAAGTACTATTTATATACTTCCTAGACACCTGAATAGGTAAGAAAGAAGAGCGGAATACCCTAATCTGACCATCAACATCACTCTTATCACCACGATATATTGTCCTAGGTTTGTCCTCCCCATAAGCTTCTACTGTTATAGTAACCTTGTCATCCTTATAGTGTATTCCTATCTTTTGAAGAGCAAATAGTTCCTGTAGGTCTTGGATAATATTAATAGCAGACTTGTCGTCGCTAACAGAAATAAGCGATACTGTATCAGCAACTACTCTGTCAAATAAAGTTCCCTCTAGATTAGAACTATAAGTAATCATAGTAATAGGCACAGATACATACTTTCTTCTACCGTTGGGGTCATTGATATTACCAGTAGGTAGTAGTAAGAAAGGCTGACCTTTCTTAGCACTAAGAGGAGGCATTATAGACTTATCAAACTCACTTTGTCCTTGCGCTTTAGTTCTACCGGCAGTTCCATTCATAATAATAGAACCTTTAGTTTCATTCATAGCAATAGCTAACTTGAAAGGAACTTTCTGCCCATTCTCTACAAATATCTCATTTAAAGTTCTTCTAATGCTGGAGTAAGGAACCTTGCCTATCATATTCTTAGAAATTGTAGTAGACTCTGAAAGTCTTACTATATTTTCAGTAGATTCTTTAGCCTCTTTAACTGCTCTCTCTACAAACTCAGGAAGTCCAATAAAACTCTTGAAAGCAGCATCTTCTTTAGAACCTAAATCACCGACAATCTTACCGTCTACTTCCATAAGAATAACAGGATTATCCTCAGTAGCTCCAGCCTTCTCATTCAGAGATTTGTCTATGATAAAATGAATAGTATCTCCTGGTTTACAAACGCCTGTATTAACAGCCTCATAAGCACCATGCTGTTCTAGATATTCCCCAACAGCTTCTATTCTTCTAAAATGGCTTTCTGAAAATCTAGGAGAGCCATTATCATTCTTCATAGTTCTAGCTAACCTATAAAAAGGAAGGCTATCATTATCAGGGTGAATTGGAAGTTCAGTAGTAGTAGGTTTCCAATAATGTTTTTCTTCTCCAGTACGGTCGTCTAAATATCTTTTTTTCTCTTTCTCAATCTGACTAATAACAGTTTCTTGTGATACTATAGGAGTAATAATTCTATCCTCTTCATTTTGTGATTCTTCTATTTTAGGAGTAGTAAGGCCTGTGTATAATTCATCAACAATACTGTCCATAGAGCCATTGCCTAATAGCTTGTCAACTATACCTGCGGTTTGTTGTTGCAAAGTCTCCTTGACTACGGCAGGCTCATGGCCATCTTGTAATAATTGAAATGCTAGTTTTATAGCAGACTTAACACTTTCAGCACTCTCTTGTGCTGCTGGGTTTTGAGCAAGTATGCTAGTCCAATTGTCAATAACAGATTCTAATACTTTCTTACCATCTATAACTGCGTTCTTCTGTAGTTCGTTTATAGGGATGGGCTGTTCTACTCCATCGTGACCTGTAGACTGTGTTTCTACTTCTTCAATACTTATAGTTCTTACAGTAGTGTTATTAGGACCGGCAGCCATACTTGCTAGGTCCTCGTTAGTTCCTTGAATAGCCTCTACAGCTTGCTTTAATACATCTTTAGCAGCATCTAATCTATTGCCTAGGGAAGCAGTTAATTCTTCTTGAGTTAGACCTTCCATAGAGTCGTCATAGAGAACTGACATATCATTTAGAGCCTCAGTATCTAGATCTAATAATTCGTCAGAACTATTAGACACATCATAACTTCTTTCTAGAAGCGCTTCAGCATCAGCCTTGGCTTGAGCATCTCCTTCAGCATTTCTAATAGCTGACTCAGCATTTTTCTTAGTTCTCTGTAGTTCTAAAGCTTCATTAATCTGCTGCTGGACATCTTCCTCTCCAGTAAGGTCTCCAATATCATCAAGACTGATATCTCCATTATCAGCAGCTTTAACTATCTCCTGTACAGAAGCATTCTTAACAAATTCTTTATTCTTTGCAGATTTCCTTGCATTGACTATTTTATTAGCTACATCTGCAATCTTCTGTCTATTCTTAATAAGTTTAATAGGATTTTCTACAAACTCTTTATATCTTTCGTTGAATTTATTTGCGGCATTTCCCATCTTAGCTAAATCCTGCAAGTCTTGCATAGTAGTAGTAAACTCATCGTGATTTAGTCCTGAGATACTCTCAATAAATGGGTCTTCTAATGCTTTTTGAATATCCTTATTAGTATCTACAAGTCTACCTAACTCTAAGGCAGAGTTGGTGCTTAAGAGAATATCTAAGTATTTTCCTAGAACTGCCATGTGATTCTGCACTTTCTTAGAGTATTCTGAAAGAGAACTCTCATCAGCTTCTTCTATAGAGCGTGCATAGTCTACTACAGTGTTTCTAAGGTCAGATATAACATTTCTATCTTCTTCTTTTAGCGACTTATACCTATCTTCAAAGATTTTTACTTTCCAATGATACCAAGCTAACTCATCAACTTGGTCTTCAGAAAGACTATTGTTTCCTCTTGCACGGACTGCTCTTACAGATTTCTCATAGTTGTCAATCTCACTGAGCATAGTATCTCTCTTCTTAATAAGCTCCTCTCTCATCTGTTGTCTACCTTCGGCAGTATCTGACATAAGAGTACCGTCAATATTTCTCCAACCTCCAATAGCAGTGTTTCCGGTATTATCCGTATTAGAAATCTCACCATCAGGAGTAGTAGTCATATTAGGAGTAGTATTCTGAGCAATATCAGCAAGTCTTTCATCGGACATATTCTCAAAGTCTTGATTAATCATGTCCTTTAGGTCTTGAAGTTTACCTGCTCTTGCAAATCTAGAAACAGCAGCAAAGTCTTCGTTATTCCTAGCATTCTTATACTCAAACTCATTGTCTGCCTCTGCCCATCCATCCATAGCATTAGTGAATGATTGACTTTGTACGAAGTAGTCAGCTCTAGTTTTTAGTTTGTCTAGATAACTATTCATTCCATTAACTGTCTCTGCTACCTCTCTATTTCTATCCATAGCACTTTTATATTCTCCTATCACACCTCCAGAAAGACCTATAGACTTCCCTCTTCCTAAATAAGTATTGGCATCTGAGTTTTGTACCTTACCAAAGGTAGGCATACCTAATAGACCTGTGAAAGCACCAATAGCAAACTCTTCCCACCTATCTCCATTACCGTAAGTATTAGTAAAACCTTTAGCTATAGAAGTCATTAAGTCTTGAGTTTGCAGTTTAGCCTCTGGGTCAGTAAGTGCCTTATAGTAAGCATCTGGGGAGTCATAGCTCTGTCTATTACCGGCAGCTTCTGCTATAAAAGCTTGAGCCATTTCTTCATTACCTTCTACAAGACCATTGCTTAAACCTTTAGCTATAGCTTTCTTTTTAGAGATCTGTTTACCTACGTATTCACCAGCATCTTGTACAATCTCTTCACTAGCTTCTCTTTCAATACCTGCCTTAATTCTACCTTTAAGACCTTTTGCATTTTCAAAACCTCTGCTATAGAGTTTACCAAACTGCCATATATTGTCTAGAGAGAGAAGAACAGTATTGCCGATAAGAGTAGTCATACCCATAGCGTCTACTCTGTCTTGTAAGGCAGCTTGTTCTGCGGCTAAGTTACTGTCTAATTGTTTAAGAGCTGCTATCTTTTGATTGTCATCTAAGGCACCTTCTCCTGCTATTTCTAAAGCTCTTTTATCTCTAGCATCTTGTAGTTGTGCCATCTGGAGCTCCATAAAGTCCTTAGAGTTATTATTAGCTTCAATCCTACCTTCATTAAATGCTGAAAGAAAACTTCCTACTGCTTGAGCCGACGTAGCTCCTTTAATTAAACCAATAGCCTTCAGTCCCTTGGTCCAAACAGAGCCGCCATAAAAAGCACCTACAGTAAAACCCAGGTTTTTGAGCACTCCATCAGCCCAAAAGTTCATAGTTCCTAGGTTTTGATACCAAGCTCTGTTCTGCTCTGCTTCAGTTCTATAATTAGGAAGTATAAACTCCATTTCTTGATTTATTTCATGAAGAGCATTCGATATATCATTATCCCAGAGACCACTCCATCTCTTTTCTACAATACCCTGGCCAATTCCATACAAAAGTCCTGCTGTTCCATCAAGAAAGGTAGTGGCAGCCAGTCCAACTCCCTTAGCTAAGCCTGCTCCCAACTTCGATAAAGCTCCCTCATTTTGGGCTCTCATTTCATTAATATTGTCGAAGTTTTCTTGTGAGGAAATTTCATTATCAAATCTAGAATTACCAAAGTAATCCTTACCCTTAGTCTCTAAGAGTAGGGAAGATTGCACAGGGGTGTCTTCCCATTGTGAGTATGCTCCTAAAGACGCAGCTCTTATCTGAGCCCCACTAAAATAACCATTTCCGCCAGAAATAAATGCAGAGTTATTTTCTTCTTGTAAGTCTCTATAGGTCTGCTTTCCTTCTTTTGTTATATCATTCATAATTATATTCCGTAATAGTCTGTTTGTTCTACTTTAATTGGTTCGGTCTGTACAAATCCTAAGCCACTCATCATATTATTGCCGACAGCATTAATTTCTTTGGCTAAATATTCGTCTATAGACATTGTTTTTCCTGTATTAGGATCTGTCCAAGTAGTAACCCCATTAGCTGCAGCAGCTCTCGCTGTTTCTATATTTTGAAGAATTAAGTTATTAATATTATCACTCTTTTGGGATATACTACTATAAGGTATATTAATCTCTCCATTAGAAGTATTAACCTTTAGATAGTTGCCATGAGTTCCGAACACAATCTCAGCACTCTTAATATCAGATGCTGTCAAGCTTGATACATTTATAGATTCTCCAGAGGACATTAGTTTATAATTATCCTTTCTATTATCCATAGTATAATTTTGCAGTTCACCATTATGAGCAATACTATTTAATATAGACAGAACATTGTCGTGCTGGCTTACGTCTACTCTTCCATAATGCTCTGTAGCTTTAGTAGCATCGTATTGAGTTGTATATCCTTTAGATAACCTATCTATAACACCACTCTGCCAAGGGCCTGACTTACCTTCGTGCATATCATTAATTCTGTACTTATCGAGGAATTTACCAAAATCAGACTTACCTGTCTTTTCTCCTGTATAAAAGTCTACTGTGTAAGTCAGAGCATTCTTTCCTTTTTTATTCATGACCCAAATATTCTTCTCCTTATCAAACTCGAAATAGTTCTTATACTTATTCCAGTCTTTAGCAAAGTCTCCAATTTCTTTAGGAGTATATATATTTCTATATTGATACTTGGCACCGACAGTTTCTTCTTTCTTTTTATCCCCCGCTTCTTGGGCTATTCTCTGTTTTTCTTTTAACAACTTTATCTCTTGTGCATATTTAGCGTCTAACAAAGCTTGCTCATCATTTACTAATGATTTATCAGAAGCACCAACAGCAGCCATAACTCCTTTGCCTATAGTTCCCCATACAGTACTTCTGTCATTGTCACTCCATATATTATGGTCGTCTACCTTTGTACCATCATACATTCTCTGAGCTACTTGTCCTATAATTGAATTAGCATCTACTTTTCCTGAGCTAATATCACTCATATATTGAGTGGCCTCTTCATTTGTAAGACCGTATTGTTTAGTAAGTACTTTATGGAATCTATCCCCTACAGCAGGGTCTTTGCTTAAGGTGAATCGTTTTAGTTCTTTAGCTAGAGGACTCATTAGAGCTGTAGTTTCACTAAGTACTTTATTTAAGTCAATAGTCTCGTACATCTTACTAGGATTGGCCATATAATCATCTAGACTAGTAGTAGCTGCATTATAGCTATTGAGCATTCCATAACCTTGCTTAGCTTGTGCTGCTATCTGCTCTTTCCTAGTATTATAAGCATTCTCAATAGGAATAATCTCCTTAGCATATCTAGACTGTAAGTTCTTCATAGCTTGTCTAGAGTTTATATCTAAACCTTGAGTAGCTATCTTATCAGCCTGTGCCCTTAAATCACTTGCAAATTTAGAATATTGCTCATAGGTTTTCTTATCTGTTTCTTTATTAGCAAGTCCGTCCCAGATACTAGCTTTAGTTTCTAGGTCTGTTAGAGCGTCTTGCTGTTCTCTATACATTTGGCCATAGAGTTGGAAAGGCTGTAACATCCTCTCCAAACTCATAGGCTGAAACGTACTATCCATTACTAACGAATAATTCGGCATTTTGTTTCTCTTTAATTGTTAGTATTTAATCTAGTCTGTCTTCCATTGCTTTATTTCCTTTACCATAAATTCCAGAAATATATAAAGCGTTTCTGTCATATCTATTATAAGCCTCAGTTCCAATATTACCAAGACTGGTGAGGAAGGACTTAATATTAGCCATCTTAGCTGCTTGAGACGCTTGATCTTCTTGCTGCTTTAGTAGAGCTGCCTTAGTAGTTGCATCCATTAAGATTTGGTTTCTAGCCTTATCCATCTCAGCATTAGCCATCTGGGCTTTAAGGTCTGCTTCACTATTAAACATATTAGTACCTCTATTAAACTCGGCAACCTTCTGTCTTTGTGCTAGGTTATATTCCTCACCTTGTCTAAACAATTGTCCTAGACCTAGGTTACCATTATAACCGGCTGATAGTAGACCTGCCATAGCTGTACCTCTATTACCATTACTTAGATTAAGAATACCTCTTCTAGTAGCAGCTTGCTGGGCACCTAGTTGATTAGCATAGAATAATCTATCGAAAGGATTATAGGCCATATAGTCTCCCAAAGCCTTATAACTAATCTTAGGCATTTGGGAGTATTGTTCCGCTGCTTTAGTCAGAGCATCTGCATATTGATAGTCTGGTTTATTAGTCCAGCCTAAAGCGTCAGTAATCACTGCTCCTAGTGCTCCTACAGCTGGTACATATCTTAAATTCTCATCCTTACCTTCAGTAGGTAGGTTTGGAGGTTTAGTCTCAGTTGACCTAGGTGCAGCTCTCTCCGGTTCATCCTTTTCTTGTCCTATTGCCCACTGCAAAGTACCTTTAGGTGCAGCTATCTCTGGTTCAGGGTCATCGTCTAAATAATATGGGAATCCTCCTAGAGAGAATAAGTAACCTCCTAATTTCTTCTGCAATTTTCTCTCTTCTTGGCCTAATTTCTTCTGTCTAATAGTTTCTTGAGACTGCATAAATTCACTTAATATAGAATCTAATGTTCTTCTTTCAATAGGATCGTTAGGCCTTTCTTCGGAAGACTTCTGAATCTTCTTAACAGCATCAGCAAAAGAAAGCTTATCGTCATCCTTAAACTTATATTTCTTTTTGAGCTCATTTGGTATATTTATTCTGTTACTAAATACATATTTGTTCCAAACAACTTCACCTTCTTCAACAAGGTTAGGTAACCCATCAGGAGAGATACCCATAGGAACACCTCCATTAGGATTCTGACCATGAGTGCCTCCAGCATTTATCATAGTCAGACCATTAGTCCAATTAGCTCCATTAGAAAAGAGAGGACCTCCTAATGCCGCTACATTAGCTAAAGAGCTTCTTAAAAACGAATTACTCATATTATCAGCAGTTAATCCTAACTGGGCTTGTTTAGTGGCATTAGTTTCAGCCTCTTGCTGCTTTAGATCAGCTACTGCTTGTCTTGCAGCAGACTCTTCATTAGACTTACCTATAGAACCTCCAATAAGGCCACTTCCTAAACCAATAATACCTCCAGCTAAAGCACCCCAAGGTCCTCCTACTGAAAGTCCAGTAGTAACTCCATTAAGAGTCGAAGACAAAGTGCCTTTGGCTATATCCCCATTACTAGGGCCAGTATAATAATCATCTTCATTATAGTCTCCATTAAGCAATCTAGTATTTGCCCACTGAGTCATAAGGTCGTCCATAGAGGTAGCCTGTATACCTTTAGCACCTAGAGCCTTCATCTGCTCAATTTGGTTATCTACAGAATTTTGCATGGCTTCTGAATTATCTTTAGCAAGTCCTGCTGCTGTAGTACCCATAGATAGTAAACTGGATGCTAAACCAGCTCCAGCCCCTAACTTAGTATTAAGACTAGCATCTTTGCCAAAGGATTTATTCCAAGCTTCTGTTGATGCACTATTCCAATTAGTCATATTAATTCATATTTATTTTGCAAAGATAGCAAAATTATTCAATATACGCAAGAACTTTATTGAAAAAATTAACAGTGGTAAGAGAAATACTTACCACTGTTATTATTATATACCTAGAAATATAATACTGAAATATCATCTAGTCTAGTATTGTACTTACCGGCATTCTTTACTAGTTTAATTTTAGTCCAAGGATTTCTGATTCTTTCAAGCTTACCGGCCCTAGGAATATCAGCTCTCCATATTCTAAATTTCTGAGACATATTAGTACCTCGTCTAAGCATTCTCTCAAAGGACACACTACCGGAATCTTGATAATCATTGTAGGCTCTAATAGAATCAAAAGGTAATTCATTAGGACTAGCATAAGAAGATGTGTTAGTAGTAGTTCCCTGTTTGACTGTGTTAGCTCTAAACTCTAGGTTAGTAAATATCTTCTCAGCCATTGGATTCTCAGAAGAAGTAATTTCAACACTATAACCTTTTTGCTGACCAAAGAATGAGAGATAGTCATCAGACTCAAACTGTCTCCACAAAGTGTTATTCTTAATAGCCACTAGAGAGTCTTGAAGAGGTAAGAAGAAATCAGCGTCATAATCAAAGAATCCTACAAACTCACCAAACTGCTCATTATAAACTAAGCAATCATTAGCTCTGGTATCAGAATAAGACATTCTCAAGTAAACATCCTTTAATTTAGGGTCGTAGAAAGTTCTCACTTTATCAAGCTCAACATTCTTATCATAAAAGAAAGTATTAAAGCTCTTACTCTTAGATAAAGGTTCTAATCCCTGAGACCATTTATAGAATTCTCTAGTATTAGAATCTATAAAGTAAATACCACTCTCAGTTACTTGAACAGACTGTTTATTACTACAACCTATTTGAGTACTGATATAAGTATTACCGTCAACCTTTCCACTATTAGCAAGTTCTACGGGGACTCCTTGTTCAGTTGATAAAGTAACCTTATCATTGTAGTTAATTCTAGAGATTCCCCTGTCTTGGAAACAGATAAGATTGTCATTCAATAAGTTCAATGAAGTAATCTCTCCTAACGAACCATCTACATCTAAAGTAGATAATGGAACTATCTGAGTCCATTGGTCAATCTTAGAACCATATACTTTACTCTTAGTCCATATTAACTGGTTTGGATAAGAGCTAATGTTAAACTCTTCCGAGTCTAGATAACTATATTGGAAGAAATTATCTAGTTGAGTATAGGCTTTGTTAAGTAGGTTAAAGTTAGTATTAAGTACAGTAGTATTATCACTCTGTCCTCTTCTAGAATCATATCTACCATCAATGTTTATTCTAGTCTCACACATAAAAGAAAATATCTCAGTAATTTGATTTTGGTCCTCTAATGTGTAAGGATAGGTTTTAAGACAATCATATCGTTGATAATAAGTATCTCCAATAGAAGCTTCAATACCAGTACAAGAGGAGGGCATAGACTCGCTTGCTACATTCCAAACACCGTCTCTATAATCTGCTGAATATAGATTATCTATATAAAGTTCTGCTAAATATATATAAGGATAGTTAGTCTCTCCGTTAGCCCAAACTGTTAGAGCTTTCTGTGCTATAATTTGAGTTACTGAAGCATTATCAGTAATAGTATCTAATATAGCTGAGGAAGTATACCATATATCCTTTCTTGTGTGTCCTCCTCTTCCATGCTCTACTTCATAACCATAAGTATATTGAACCTTATAATAAGAAACAGCAGTATCTCCTACATATCTAAAGTATACTTGTACATCATAAGTATGCTTGTCTGGCTTCTCTACAGAATTAACTATAACTCTAGTACCTCCAGTATGTTCATCAAAATATTCCTTGTCTAGAACATGAATACTCATGGTCTTACTAGAATGGTCAATAGCTGCTATATACCATATTCTATTCTGGACATCAGTAGCTGTACTATTACCAGTTATTCTAATTACATCTCCAACATTTAAGATGCTGCAACTTTCTGGAGTATTCGTGAATACTGCTGATAGAGGAACATTACTTTGAGAGTCTCTAGTAAGAGTGTATGAAAGACTGTCTGCGTCTAGTAGTAAAATAACATCTGCTGTAGGGATTATATTACTATAATCATTTGTATTAACAGAGCCTCCAGCAACTGCTACATTAGGTAGAACAAACATCCTATTCTTCTCACTTAATAGTGAAAATACTCCGTGAGTAGTACTTTTATACTTCATTCTAATACCTTCACTAGTAGTGTGGTCTTCTGATATAGAGCTTCCTCCTTCATTCATAGAGTAGGTTGGGTATGACCCACCAGTAAGAATAGTATCTACACTGGCTATATAGGTCTTAGCAGAAGAGTGTCTATAATTCTCTATGTCAGCAGGTATTACTACGGGAAGATCGTCTGCTTGATATACCTTAAGTGGAGTAATATTATAAGAGTTATTAATATTTTCCTCAAAGAATTTGGTAAACGCAGATTCTCTAAGAGAGGCCATTACTTTAGTCTCAAGTAGTGCATTCCAAGAAGAACTTCCGGAAGGAGTAGCCTGCGATGTAAGAGAGCCATTCCTATGCCAAGGATAGATAGGATATAACCTTTGGACAGCAGAGTCTTCTTCTTTATCTCTAAATTGGAATATAGACAAGTCAATCGAATAACCCTCAGTACTTAAATTATTTCTTGTTATAGGAGAGTAAGAAAAATTATTTATAGTAGTATTCCTAGCCGGAGTACTCCAAGTAAGATTCATACTTGTCTTACAAGAAGTTAAAGGAAGAGCTCCTACTAGCCTGAATTTATAGTTAAAGTCAAAAGAAGTTCCAAACTCTATATCTGGACTATGGAGAGTAAGAGTATTCCAATCTACAAACATATCTCTATCATTAAGAGTTACTCTAGAATCATAGTAATCGACATCAGCAGTTTTAGAACCTTGGATTTCACTAACATTAGGAAGATCAGTACTGTTTCTAATATTACCATTATGTTTAGCTTGAGGTCTATGGTTAACTAATGATGCCCCAGAAGTGACATCTCTGAAGAACCATGAAGACATAGCATAGGGCTGATTGTCTTCTCTGTCTTTATTAAACACAGTAGGACATACTGCTCCCTGACAAACTACTCTCGGCTGGTCTTGTAGTACTACTACTTTTACTCTCTTATATTTAGATACCTTCCTTTGAGCGTCCCTATTAAAAGTTATAAATGCCTTTACTGGCTTGAAAGATGTTCCTAAATCTAGAGGATAATAGGGATTTCTGGCACTTCCTATTGGAACTACATCTGTCCATTGTCCTTTATTATCTTGTAGTATAACTCCGAATGTATAAGTGTCTCCCCCCTTAAAGGTAGTTATCTCTTTAGAACTTAGATTTAATTGGTTCTCATACATATAGAAGCTACCAGTCTGTCCCTTAGGAACTTCTTTATCAGAATAGCCATAAACTATACTAGAATTCTCAGTAATAAAATTCTTATCTTCTTCTGATATATATGAAGTATTCTTATAGTTACCAAAGAAGAGAGTATTATTCTTAGCCTCCATAGTAGTAGGAACTATTGTAGTTCCTCCTGCATATAGGATTTCTGAGTAATCTACAGACTCTCCGGACAATCCAGAATCTATATAAGAGACATAGTTGTTAGAAGTTTCTATAGTTCTTAAGAATCGTATTCCGGCATTACTCCATTTTCTAAATGTAACATTAGTAAGAGCTACATCTGGGTCACTGTTATAACCGTAGATTGAAACAAAGTCTTCAGAGTCATTTGGTTCTATGGTTACTTGTATCTGACCAATAGTTTTCGCTGTATATACTGTCCCAGGGAAAACAGTAGTTCCCTCTCCATTTAACTTGATTATATAATAGGAAGCTGGTATAAAATATACTGATTTTTTACCTTGTTTATGTGAGAAAAATTTACTAATGTTTACTTCTCTATAAAAAGAATCTACTATGTAGAGGTTCTGAGTATTAGTAGTACTAATACTAGGGAAGGATTCAGTTGCTGAAGTAAAGTCTATACCAAATACTTGAGAACTACTAGATTCAGTAAGTAGTTTAGTAGTCTCTATATCTTGAACTCTCTTACATATTGGTGTTCCATTCTCAGAAGTTCTAAAGATAGAGTATATCCTTACAAAATCAAAATCAGTGTCAACATTAGCCACTTTTATTCTAAAAGCATTAGATACTGACTCTTCCGGAGAGCATCCTCTGCCTTGCTTTGTTGTATAGAATGTCGGAGATTGGTAGAAAGCAGCTGACTGCTGTCCGTTTCTATTATAGTATGTAAGAACATATTGTAGAGTTCCTGCGGGAAACACGCCATTATAGTTAACTTTCTCTACGGAAACACTTTCCTCTAGTTTCATATTAGGAGTAAAGTCAAAAGGGTTTACCCTAGTAGCCCAAGATGTCCTAATACTGTCAGAGGCTACTATATTAATGAATCTAGGTTGGTGTATTCCGTCAATCCAATACACCTTTTGAATATTCTCATTCTCATATACTCCTTTAGTTTCTAGTACAATATCTTCAGTGAAGCCTAAATCTCCTGAATATAATGTAACTACAGTAAAAGCAGTCCTTCCGGATTCTTCCAGTCTATAAATATGGTCTGTAGTATGAGTCTCTCCGGAATACTCAGTAGTAAAGATAGTAAGATACTTTCCTAGAGTGTAGTAACCTATGATAGTACCTAAGATAGTAGAGCTTAGAGTGTATTGTGTATTTCCTTTTTCAGAAGTAAGTGAGAGGAAAGTACTATTCTCCTGCGCAGTAAGCCTTAGATTTCTAATCTCATAGGCATATTGATTAGGGGCTTTTGACGGAGAAATGTCCCTCATCATGCCCTTTATATTAAATACTTGCTTTCCCATTAGTGTGTTCTTATTACTTGTTCAGTACCATTAGTTGCAAAGCCTTTTCTATGCTCATGGTTATTTGGTATAAGCTTAGTCCAAGCATTTACTATCGACTCCATTTCATCGACAGAGGGTACTCTAGATTGTGCTTGTCCTACTGCCCAAGCATATTGTTGCTGTGTATTATTAAGTACTTGAATAGATATTTTACCTAAATCAAATTGAGTAGTAAACCACTCCTTCTTTATATAAAGCTCCAGTGCTTTTGTATAAGAGCCTTCTGGAATTAGAGGATAACCTTCTCTGTCAGTAGGAATAGCTCTGTAAGCCACTTCAAGCTCTCCGTCTTTAATAGAGGATATAATGCAGCTTCCTTGTACTTTATAAGTAATTCCTGTAGCTCTAAGACTGCCATTCTCCTCTTCTTTCATAGGACTGAGATGAAAGGAATCTGTGCTATATCTATAGTACCTTCCTTTATCATCTCTAACCTGAATGATAGAGCATAGGTCATCCGGAAGAATACCTCTATAATCCTCTATCTTAACTACAGCTGTTTTCTCTATCATAGCTACTGGAGTACCTGCAATCTTAATAAAATCTATAGCATGAGCTAACGCTGTTTCGAAGGGCATATCCTCCATTAGAGGATGTCTTTTTATTCTATCTACTATTTCATTTATATTTGTATACATATTATTGGAATAGTAAGGCATCAAAGCCTTGTGTTTTTATTTTATTCTTTAGTTTTATTCTTAAATCCCTGGTAGGGTTAAACTCATAAAAGGTCTTATTGTTATACTTAGCTTTACGCTTGTTGTATATTATCCTGAATCTCTCAGATGTTTCACATCTTATTAAGATTTTATGTTCCTTAGCATAATTATCTTCATGCCATAGTCTGAGAGTGGCATCCCAATCTATTGCTAGATTTGTCTTTATCTTTCCATCAACAAACTCCTTCTTAGTTTCAAACTTTCTTACCTCAATCCTTCCCATGTTAAGAGGTAAGTTAATATCTCTTTGATTCAGAAGTTGGTCTTGAAGGGTTTGATTAAGGGTGTCAATAATCACTCTCATCTGACTTTCAGTAATCTCTTGGCCTAAATCTAACCACTTGTTTTTCTTAAGCCAACGCCATGCTTCTTTAGCACCTAGAGATTTGTTTATTCGGAAATGACCTTTCTTAGTATTAGCTTTTAGTGTCTGCTTTCTAAAGTCTTCGTAAATCATGGATTCTTGTATAAGTCAGACCTTCTACCATCGGCTATTTGTTGTCTGATATATTGAGCAATGGTAGCCAAATCATCATTAGCATTGTTGATAGTATCAGCAGCCATATACTTAACAGCAGATAGTTCTTTGATGATAAGTTCTATCAGTGTAGATACTAAAGCTTCTTCAAGAGGAAACCTCATATCTAGGATATCGCAAGTATTGTCATCAGCACAATTAAGTACTGAAGTACTAGCACTATCTTCAAATATACCAGTAATCTTTGCCTTTCTTAAATAGTAGAAGTTACTGTCTCCAGATTTAAGATACAGTCTATGGTCTGGTGCTATAGTTGCATAAGGCAGTTTATCTAGTCCCCTAGATGAACCGGCATACTTAAAGCGTTCACTAGAAACAAAGTTTATATCTTTAGAGAAGAAATCTACAGTAGTTACTGACTGTTTACCTATAGTTGCTAGTGAAGGAATAGTACTAGTACTTCTAAGATATGCAGTAGTATTACAAGTATTAGCACCTACAGGAACATCTACTTTCTCTAAATCAAGACATAATGTCTGATAATTAGACTCTGGTATTTCTCTTCTAATGTCTGAATATCGTTGCTTTAATAAGAACATTCTGTATTTATCTGCTAAGAATACAACGTGTTCTTCTACAAAGTAAGAGTCATCAGATACTAGCTTCAATTCATCGAGAACCAGATTAACAATTTCTCTGTATGTCATAATAAATAGTTTATGTATCTTTACAATTATCTTGCAAAGATACATAATTTTTTTGAATTGCACAAGATGTTAATTAAAAATGTAATAGTGTAGTATCAAAAGCCTTTATTCTCTCTTTAGGACAATAAAAAAGAGACCCCGGTTACAGGGTCTCCTTTATATATAAAAAGCTTCAGCTTAGGATTAGCTAATGCCAAGAGCAGTCTTAATAGCAGTAGCAACTGCACCAAACTGATTAGCACTATCCTGATTGGTTCTTTCGCAGATAAAAGTAACGTCCTTCTCAGACTTCTGAGTAGCATGGTTAGCACCAACATAAGAATAGTGAACATTAATCATGTCATATTCCTTAGTAGGATCTGCTAGATACTCAGTAACAATATTGTCGGGGAAATTAACACCTCTATAGAGGTCACCTCTTTCGCCCATTGAGAAGTACTCAAGGTCAGCAGCATTCTTACCGCTAGGTACCCAAGCACCGTCAGAAGGAGTAGTGTGTAGCCACTCAACTTCATTGTTAGAGCTATCAAAAACAACATCACCTCTTAGAGAGAATACAAGAGGCTTGTCCTGAACAACACCACGTCTGTAGTCATTAGCAACTTCCTCAATCATAACACCGTCAACAGTAGCAGTTGTTGCCACATTAGCAGGTAGATAATACTTAGAATTGCTTACTAGAATGTTAACCACAGCAAACTTAGTAGTATCAATATTACCAGTACCTGCAGAGGTGTGTGCAGAAATACATCTGTAGTAGGTGGTAACACTACTAGCAGTTACTTTAACAAGGTCTCCTACTGCATAAGAAGTACTAACAGCCCAAGCAGAAGGTTCAGCATGAAGCTCTAGATAGAAGTTGAAGAGCTTAGCAGCTTCTCTACTAAAGTTCATAACGAGGCTCTTACCAAGAGCTTTATAAAACTCACTAGCACTATTGATAGCAGAAGTAACATGAACCATAGCCTGCTTCCAATACTTGTTGTCCATAGACATACCTACAGGATTCTGCATTTCAATAGTCATGATATAGTCCTGACCTACGAAAGGAGCACCACTAGAAAGAGCAGCATTCTCAAGAGTGATAGTACTTCTCTTAAGATTTCTGCCGATTGCAGAGTAAAGAGTAGCCTTCTTATACTCAATGTTAGTGAGAAGGTCGCTTCTCATAAGATTACCAGTAGCATTAACTAGCTGGAAGAATTCGTTGTTGGCACCAAACTTAATAGTACCTTTAGCATCAGCAGCAGTAAGAGCACCGCTAGCCTTAACTGACTTAACCACATAAGCGTGGTTCACTTGATTTGATGTGAAAATGTTAGACATTTTACAAAAAGAGTTTAGTTAAACTTATATTATTTACCTGTGTTTATTCCTTTTGCTCTAAGAGCCATCAGCACTGCTCTTTCGAGAATAGTTTTATGAATATTAGGATTGAGTGCACAAGAGGTTGCAGTACTCTTTCCGTCAATACTCAGTCCATTAGGCAAGTCCTCCAAGATTATAGGAGTAGGTCTGGCAACATATCTAATCAAGTAATCCTTGAATTGATATTTAGAGATAATCTCTACTTGGTTATTACCAGAATCTAGTCTAATAGCCTTATTGATATTAGGACCTCTGAATGGATTGTCCTTTACTCTCTCATACTCATCTTGCTTAATAGGAGTAACTTTGACAGTTTTACCGTTATTACAGCCTAATGCAGAGTCATTAAAAGTAAGCTCTTCTAGAGTTATATAGGCAAGATCTGCGGGAAGTTCATAGAACTTAGATTTAGCAGAAAGTCCTAAAGAAGCCTTCTCTTCTGAGGTATTGTATTTCTTAGTTTTAACAAGAGCAGATAATGCTCTTCTAACTTCCTCTGAAGACTCAAACGAATCCCCGGTAGAATTCTTACCTGAATAACAACTAACACATAAATCTAGCTGAGCTTGGGTTAGAAATAAAGATTTCTCATACTCATCTAGCACAATCTCTTGTTTAGAAGCTTGTTCACCAAACCGTGCTTGAGTATTGTAACTATTTAACATTGTAGTGAAAGTATCACTAAATTCATGATTAGTCATGTTCTTATTTTATTAAATTATTTACCAGATTGAGCTGCGATTGACGTTTGAGTAGCTGTATTACCTTGCCAAGCAATCTTAGCTAGAGTTACAGCCCTCTCTAATATCTCATGATGAAGTTCCTCGGGAAGCTCACATTCAGTTATAGCAGTAATACCGTTTATATTCTCATTGTAATCAGTAAGATTCTCAAGAATAATAGGCTTCGGAACTCTTACATACCTCATTCTATAGTAAGGAGTGCTAGGAAACTTTCCTATCACCTCTAATAATTGCTTAGTAACAGTAGTTGCCGGAGTAGTATGCTTAATACTTCCGTTAACCAAGAAAGTAATTAAAACTCCTTTAGAGAATAAATCAACTAAGCTAGATTGAGAATCTCCTAGAATATCTACTCCAAGTATAGGAATGCTGGTTAGAGCTTTTAAGGTAGATTCCAAATCTGATAAAGTAGATTCCTCCTCAAAGTTTACTATAGTATATCCGGCAGTCTCTAGTTCTTCTATAGTAGAATTCTCTAGGCATAATCCTAGAGCTAGCAATACATCTCTATCAGAGTTGCTATAGGAAGCACAACTAACTTTTGCGACTAACTCGGGGTTATCTCCAGAAGAGTATAAAAGGAATCCTCCTTTTTGAGTAGTATATGTAGTAGACTCAGAAGTAGTAAAAGTATGCTTCTTGGTCATAAGCCTCCAAGCCTGCTCCTTAGGGGGAAACTTATAAGGCTTACTCATAAGTCTTGAATACTCGTTATAAGCTATAGGAACTACAGTGTAGTAGGTGTCTTCATTAGCAGAGCTATAGCTTGTAGTGCTATAGTCAGTTAGAGAGAGTTCCTCATCTAAAGGAAAGAGTACATTAGAGGGCATTGCATAAAGAATAGACCTAGGGTCAAACTTAGAAATATTCTCAGTAATACGCTCTAATGTAGTCCACTCAATTATAGAGCTGAAATCAACTTGCCTTCTGGGACTTCCGTCAAATCCACTTTCAGCTTGATCTAGTCTTGGATTTAACCTCTCTTGAACTAGCTGAATCTCAGCTTTAGTTAGAAAGACTGACTTTTCATAGCCATTAAAACTAGGGCCTTGATTCGAAGTAATGCTATTGAACAGCACATCAAACTCTGTGGAAAATTGTCTGGTGTCCATTAGTTAAATTAATTTTTTAGTTTAGCCTCAATAGTGAACTTAAGTTCTTGGTTCCTAGGAAGGCTTAAATATTTAGCAGCAACACTTAGTGTTGGATGTTGTCCGTCAGAGCATAGAGGAGTGTCAGTATCTCTTAGATATAGATAGTTACCTCTATTAGAGATAATACCGGCATCAATTGCCCTTCTAATAAGTACCTTGTTATCAAGATATGGGTCCTTGACTACCTGTAAGAAAGTCTTAACATTAGACTCAAGAAGTTCTCCAATCTTAGCCTGTAGGAATTCAACAGTATTGTTAGAAGCAGTAGGACGACCATCGAGAGTCTCAATAATAACTCTCATCTTATCCTTATCATCTCTAATTCTGCCAAACTCCATGTAAGCTTGGGCCTTGTTAGTAACTTTCATGTTAGCATCAGCAGAAGTTTCCTTCTCACTAATAATAACAAACTTGTAAGTAGCCTTAGGTCTATCAGAGAGTTCTTGCATTGAAGGAGCAATAAGGCTTGTATTTGCTTTAAGAATTTTTACTCTAATATAATCTAGAGGGTCTGAAAGGTCAAATTTATTATCTCCCTTAATGAGTTCTACTCTACCAATGCCGTTAAGATTAGCATCATCCCAAAAGTTGTCAGTTCTACGATGCACACTAAGAGCGTTAGGCTCTAGTCCTAGAGCATATTCTAGGTAGTCTTTTTCTGCTTTAGTCAGCACATCAGTATAACCACCAGACCTTAACATAGGTACTGTAACTCTGACTTTAGAACGAGGAGCCATACCACCATAAAGAATATGTCTTGGGTCAGTAATCATACCTCTAGCCTTTGCTAGGAACCTTACGATGATTTTTTCATTCTTAAGGCAATTAACTAACTTAGTTCCTTCAAAAGGACTATCTTCTTTCTTAGTAGGTACTTCTCTTTGTTCTTTCTTAAATACTTGCTCTACAGGAACTACAACACTTTCCTGTGAGTTGATAGCTTCATCATCCAACTGGATATTTGCTTGTGCTTGTTTAGCCATTTGATTCTTCTCCTAATTTATTTTTGTTAAATAAAGGGAGAGGGATATACCCTCCCCCTATTAATTATTGTCTATTACACAGCTAGAATAGAAGGTATGATAGACATAGTTCTGGTTGGGTCAAGAACACAGACACCAAGAGTAGCATACTTATGGATAACTGCTGCATCCTCATCAAAGCTTGCATAAGGGTTATTACGCTCGCCAGTGAAAGGATTTCTGAAAGGACCCCACTGATAACCACGATATTCAGGTTCACCCTTTACAGTGCACTTGAAGATATTAGGCTGGTCCATAGTACCAATCTCAAGGATATCATATCTGTAAGAGAAAGCAGGACCACCAAGAGGATGCTGTACCTTATTTCTTACAGGGTCGTCGTAGTAAGGGTCAACATCAATCTTAAGAGTAACACCATTAGGAGCCATATACTCAACAAACTGGAAGCCAAAGCTTAGAGCATTGTTGTGCAGAGAACTATTAACAGGCTTAACTACTGAAGCATTACCATCAGTGATAAGCTTAGCCTGCCAACCACTAGCTAGGTCAGTAATAGCTTTATGGAACTGAATAGCACCCTTCTCACCAGTCTTCATCATGAAGATTCTGTCCTGAAGGTCTAGTTCACCATAAGAAAGGTCATAGATAGCATCCTCAATAAGTTTGAGGCTGAAGTGAGTGTAGAAGATGGTATTAGCAACTTCCATCTGCTCGTAAAGACCAGCACCAGTCTTGATAACTGAACCAGACTTACCAATGTTGGTATACTCACCATTACTGTTTCTATTGCTACGACCGAATGCTAGAGCATTGTTCTTGTAGTCAGAGAACTGAGTCTCAACAGCATAATCAACATAGTGCATCCACATAGGAGTGGTAGTATGCTGACCATTAACTACGATAGGCACACCAATAGCAAGTTTCTTACCGAGCTTATTACCTGGAACCTTATGTTTGATACGAATGTGAGAGAATTCATTTCTCATCTTAACATCAGATGCAAAACGAACATCACCAACCTCTCTAGACATTTCACCTTCTACGAAAGCAGCCTCAACACTGAAGAGTTCGCCTGCAAGAAGTCTGTCAGCAGGAACACCGTCCTCATTACCACCAGCAAGTTCTACTCTGTAGACTGCATTGGTACCTTCCATTCTAGCATCACCTAGAATACGGAACTGATAAACTTCATTAAGATTACCAACGATATATTCACCATCAGCAAACCAATCTTTACCGAATACTAGATAGAAAGGAGCAGTACCAGCACCTACATTAGCACCGCCTGCACTAACAGTAGCACCATTCTCATCTCTAGCTTCAACAAGGGCAATATTCTGTCTGTCAGAACCCTGAACATCCCATGTGTACTCATCGTCAGTATCAAACTCCTTGGTAGGAAGTGAACTTAGGAGAGTATCAAGAGTCTTACCTCTCTTGAATGCAAGTAGCTGAACCATAAGGTTAGAAGCCTTTTGAGGTTCAGCACCAAAGATAGCACCGATGTGATTATCTCTGGTCAGACCTTTCCAAGAAGAAAATTCTCTAGTCTGAAATTTACCTAGTAAATTTGCCATACTTTAATTTAGATTTATAATTATATTTTAAATATCGAGTTTAACTCCTTTGCCTAAATAAGACTCAGAGTCAGATACTCCGCTTGTGAATTTTAGGTTGCCTTTAGCATCCCTAGAACTATTAGCGAAGGTAGATTCTAGTTGAGCGAAGCCTTTCTTAACTTCTTCCTTAGCTTTCTTACCTACTAAACCCTCGATAGATGTAAATCCATTGGTTAGTGCATAGCATAAACCTACTATGGCCTGATACTCACCATCATTGTCCATCTGCATTTTTTGTAGAGCAGTGTAGAGTGTACCAGTCTTTGGGTCTTTGTAGACAGGTTTGCTAATAGCATCGAATGCAGCTTGTCTAGTCTTCTTATCAATCTCAAGTCCATCAAAGAACTTAAGATTATCATTCATAATAGTGTCTTTAATCTTAGCTGCTCTCTTTTCTCTTTCTTCAACTTCTTTATCAGCCTTTGCTTTTATAGAGTCTCGGAACTTCTTATATTCCTTATTATAGAACTCCTTGTTAGACTCAAGAGCCTCTTTGGCATCTTCCATTTCAGTGCCTCTATCAAAAGACCTCTCAACTTCTTTCTGAGCTTTAGCTTCAGAGTAACCTCTGTTAATACAGTCTTGATAAATGATTCTCTTTCTAACCTCATCACCCTGATCACCTTCTTTGTCAATCAGAGATTCAAACTTTTCTAGAACACTAAGTACTTGTTCATACTCTGCGGTCTGAGCCTTCTGCTCATCATTACCACCATGTTCTAGAACCTCTTGAACTCTCTTTTGAACTTCAGTAAGTTGAGCTTCCATTTGCTCTTTCATAGCCTTGCCAAAGTCTTCGGCATTCTCAATCTTACTAATAGTTTCTTCATCAAGGTCAGGGAAGAGTCCCTCCTCTGCAAAAGCTGTGGCCATAGAAGAGAAGAAATTAGGAGAAGAACCACCTTCGCCAGAAGCAGGCTCTTCCGTTTCCTTGTTATTTTCTCCACTACCTACGCTCTCTGGACCACCCCCAAAAATTTCATCTGGGTTTACGTCCTCAGCAGTGTTTTGCTTTTCTTCATTTTCATCCCCATTCTTAGGTTCTTCTTTGTCACCTTTAGGGGTCTTTTCTTCTTCTGGAGTTTGAGTGTCACCACCAAAGAGGCCCATAACCTCTTCATCTG